TTTCGTATACTTCCCGGAATCAGAATCCCAAGCCCACATCTTTTTTGTCACCAAGTCATACACAGCCCAATAGGCGCTCCCATTCGGCGGCGCACTACCTGCAGCTGCGGTAATGGTTGAAGCATCCGCGACAGTCTGCACACCCTGTGCATCTTCGGTTACCACACACTGCCCGCGTGGGGACCAGTTGAGGTTATCCGTACCGAACTGGTCGTAGTTCGCCGCCCAGAAATACCAAGTGCCAGCATTGGAGACAGGCACGGTTGCGGCGTAGTTGGCTACGTCTGCCGCTACTGCGAGGGTGGCGGGGTTTGCGGTTGATGACTGGCTGACAACAAACCGCGTGCCGGCGTAGTCGGAGTCAGATGGCTTACTCACCGTGAGCAGGATCGAGCTTCTGCCCACCGCCTGCCCGGCCACCACCGTGGCGGCCATCTGGGGATTGTTGATAGTGATCTCGGCCACGCTGGCAGAGTAGCCGGCGCCGTTTAGGGCGCGCACGCGAATAGTGACTGAGCGGGAAAGCGTGCCGTTATCTGCGCGGTTGATTTCCGGCGTGTATTCCATCCGGGTATCGCTGCGCAGGTGCGTTGCCACCTTTGACCCGCCACGATACACATCCACCACATAACCATCGGCGCGGGCGGCGGCGTTCCAGGCGAGGATTGCCGACATATCGGCAAACACAGTGGTGCTGCCGCTCACGGCATTGGTCAGCGCTAACCCGGTAACATCCGCCGGGATGCTCTGCATGGTTGCCGGGTTACCATTCCATGTGGCCCAATCGCCGCGCAAGGTGCCGACTGCCGCAATACGCAACCAGGTGGGCACGAGCTGGCAGGAGATACGCGCCGAAGCTGTAGTGGCGTCGGCGATGCGAGTCCAGCTAGTGCCGTCCGTGCTGATCTCGATCAGGTAGCGCGTGGCACCCGTTGCGGGCTGCCAGGAAGCATCCAGCGTGGGCACGCTCGGCGTGCCGCTCCACACCACCACCAACCCCTCAACTACTGGGCGCAGCAGCGTTGCCAGATCATAGTTACTGGTGCTATCCGGGATAGTGGAGCCGTCGTCGGCATAGGCGCGATCATCTTCCACCACCCAATGCAACGTGACGGTGTCTTTCTCGGCATACTCAATCGGCGGCACGATCAGCGCTTTGACCGAGACGTTTTCCGAGGGGCCGAAGTTGCAGCGCGTGCGCTCGGCCTTGCCGCCCGTGTAGGGTACATAGGCCCCATCGGCAATCGGTTCGGCCAGCACTACCTGATCCGGATTTGCGCCGGGGGTAACATGCCACGGGCCGGAGTATCCCCCTGTGCGGGTAGATAGCTCGATATAGTGCGCCACGCCCGTTGTCCATTCCACCGGGCCATTGAGGGTGAGTACATCGCCCGAGGCCTTGCCGGTGCCGGTGTAGGCCACCAGCTCGGCAGAGGCTGCAGTGAGCATGACATCGTGGGTAACGGCGATGGTTTTGCCGGGAGCTGCCATGTAGCCTTCAGCCTCGGTCTGCAGCGTGCCGTTCTTGCGGTGCCAGCGCGCAGACCGCAGCATCTGCATGCCGATGGCCCAGGCCTGGGTACGGCTGGTCACCCCATCCAGATCGATGCGCGTGGGGCGTAGCTGCGTGCCATCTGCCAGCGCACAGCGCACCTGGGCTGTCTGGGCACTTTCGGAATCGAAATACCAAACGTCATAACAATCCGGCGCTGTGGAATTTGGCAGAGACCAATCCAGCTCAAACGACCCGCGCCGGATGTTGCGCATGTTGTAGAGCTGCACTGGCACGCCGGCCTTCTGTGCGCGCCAGATTTTGTACTGCGCGCCCTGCGTGTACCACTGTGCGTTGCCTGTGCGGGCGATCAGGGTAAGCGCTTCGGCGCAGGTTACCTGCCGATCGAAACGGTAGTCGCAGTAAAACCCCTCACCAGCCCAGGCGGCATCTAGCGTGGCGAGCTGGGCCAGCGGCACACGGTCATCCGTGGCGCCGCAGCCATACTCTGTACTGGTCAGCGCATCCGCCCAGGCCCAGGCGATAGAGCGGGTGGCAACCGGCTCGGCGCTCCAACCATTGATCGAATCCCAGGTGTAGAGCTTGCGGGTGGCCGTGAGGTTGATGCTGCGCGAGGTGGCAGAGGTGAGCTGATCGGTAGCGCGCATGCGCATTGCCAGAAGGGTGATATTGCCGTATTGCTGGGTACCGGGCACATAGCCGCGCAGACCGTACCAATCAATCTCATTGTTGGCGCGGGTATCGGTATCTTTGGCATTGGTGCGCACTAGGCGGAAGCGGTAGCGCCCCAGCTCCACGGGATAGCGGTAGGTGTTGCGGATAGGGGTATTGGTGGCCGCCGTGATGCTTTCTGAGCCCAGCAGGAATTCGTTGCCGTCAGCTACCCAGGCGGCACCGCTCTGTTTTAGCTTTGTGGCATACACGTTCCAGCTTGCCGTGCGCGCATCGAGGCCGCCTTCGTCGTTGGCGTAGTACATCCCTTGTGAGGCAACCACATCAATCGCAGCCGAATTGATTTCGGCATCAGATAATTGAAAGGGGCCGACGCCACCCACTACAATCTCCTGCCCGGAGACAGTATCCGAGGCAATCACGCGAGTGGGGAACAGTGTCACCGATCCACCCGGGGGCACGATTTCCCAGGTCACATCTTCCCAGGTGCCGGAGGAGGTGTAATACCCGCCGCTGCCGAGCGTGCCCGTCAGCTCTTCATCACCGATAAACAGATGCTCAATCGCAAATGAGCCCCAGCCGATGACGAATAGCTGGTACAGATACTGGTCGTTGCCACTGTATTCCGTGTAGGGTTGCGCGGCGAAATCCGGGTAGAACTTTGGCACACGCCCGTAGTGCACCGGAACGGGCTGGCCGATGCGGGCATAGTTGCCCTGAGCCTGCAGGTTATAGGTAGGGCTGGGGTCAGCGAGCTGGCTGGCAGTGTCAGGGGTGTAGGGCTTGGGGGCCTTGTAGAGCACGGTCCCCGCTATCATAGATAGACCGAACGCCGCAATAGCGCCGCCAACGCCAGAGAAAGCACCACCTGATATTGCCGAGACAATAATCCCAATAATAATCAGCACCACCCCAGCAATCACGCGGCTGGCTTTGCTCCCGCCGTTTTGAGGCAAGGCCACGATGAGCACATAGCTTTGCGGGTCGATCTCGCGCACCGCCCATTCCTTGCGGCTCACCCATTCGCCATCCACCGAGATAATCCACGGCGTGGCGGCATTGATATCCACACCATATTCTGCGAAGGCGTCGGCAATCGTCATGCCACGCGGAATGCGCTGTGGCTCGGCATCTTCCAGCGGCGCCCAGGGATTGCGGGATACAGTGAGCACCCCGCGTTCCATTGCGGGCTGGTGGCGCATGGCATCGCGGATCAGCTCAGGATTCATGCGCCACCTCTTCTGCCACCTTTTCCGAGGCGTATGCCCAAAACCGGATGCGTGGGAACAGATCGGGGAGATCTACCGCAGCCGTCCAGGCCGGGCCACCGGATGAGGAATTGCAGTGGAGCATGCCGCCCCCCTCTTCTTCACTCCAGAGCCCCACATGCAAATCATCAGGCCGGTGAGCCTCTACGATATCTCCCTCACGCGGAGCTTCGTTTGCTTTGCGCAGCCTCCATGCGGAGCTTTGCTTGCTGGAAAGCAACTGCTGCCCCACCCCCGGCGCTACAGAGACAGACGGAAGATCGCGCCCGAACTGCTCGTGTTGCACCATGCGCACGAAGTGCCAGCAATCGAACTGCTGCGGGCCGTTGGCCCCGAACGCCCAGGTATAGCCAGCGGTGATGTAGTGCTCGGCAAAGGTTTTCATGTGGAGAGCCCCGGGAACTTCACCGTGTCGTAGAGCACGCTTGGGAATGATTTGTTGGAAAGGTTCAGGAGTGTGGCCGTAGCCGTGATCATGCCGCCACCGCACTTGCAGGAATCCAGCTCAAGCGTGAGGGGCTTGGCTTGCGGCGCTGAGGTATCGGTATCCAGGTAGGCGCGATACGTCACCGTGATCGGCCGGTCTCCCATGGTGGCGTTATCGATATGCTGGGTGATTTTCGTGCCGATGTTGGGCACGGTGATGGAGAGCTTAGGCGCTGCACCCTCTTCCACCGATGGGAGGGTGAGCCCGAACATCGCGCCGAGGAATGTGACGGCCTGCCCGGCATTGAGCGGCGCGGTGGATTCGAGCGTGCAGGTATGATCCTGATCCGCATCCATCACAAAACGCAGCGCCGTGGGCTGGTCGTTCTCATCCACAAATGCATCGCAGCGGAATTCTAGGGTGTGCAGCACCACTACATCAGTGCGGGCTGTGGCGTAGGCTTCGGCAATGGCATCATTGAGATCCATCAGTCTCTCCAGTCCATCGTGGCAGACACACGCCACACATTTGGTCCATCCGGGGCGCTCTCAAATTCGCCATTCTGGAAGCGCACCTGCCGGGGCTGCCTGCCGTCGGCAAGGCGCCATTTCGCGATAAACCAGTCAGCCCCGCCATGGATATCCGAATCGAAAAAAGCTTCGAAGGCCACATGCTGCGCAGCAGTCAGCACCCACTTCACGGTGACCGTGCGGGTGCGGGAGGTGGTGAGCCGCCGCTGGCGGTTCGGCCCGATTTCCATTTCCGCTTGGCGCAAAGCACTCTTGCGCTTGATAGAAAGCCCCTCCCCGGTGGGGTTGGGCACTGCGGCAGGCCAGGAGACAAGGGTATCCGTCATATCAGACAGCCTTCCGCGAGAGTGAGTAGGTGGATTCCAGCGCCTTCGGAATCGTGCCCGACCCCGATGCAATATCCCCCGCAATCTCGCCCTTGATCTGTTTCACGAAGGCCGTGAGCTGCACCCCGGAATCGCTCTGGCTCTGCTCTGTTTCGCCGGCACGACTGGAGTCTTCCACAACGTTGAGGGTGACGTTGACTGTGGCCCCCGCGCCGCCGACAGGGGCCAGCTTCTTCATTTGCGCCTGGGTAAAAATCCCCTCGCCTTTTTTGGCGATCACCGGCACCTCATCCCCAGTAATGCCACCGGTATGGAAGCGCGGAGCGCCCGTGAAGGCACTGGCAGACACCGTCTTGCTCCCAGTGTAGGATTCCCCTACCACCGCGCCATCGTGGCCCGTGCCGAACCCGAAGTAACTCATGGTGCTCATGACCATCTTCTGCGCGGCAATCTTCGCCAGCGTGGACAACACACTCCGGGCAAAATCGCCAAAGCTGGCTTTGCCCGTAGTGACGAAATCCACAATCATGGTTTCCATCCCACCGGTCACCGTGCCAAACACTGCCTGTGCATCGTTTGCCGCGTTGGTGGCATTTTCCTTATAACTGGCAAACGCATTTTTCCAACCAGCATCCCAGGTGCGGGACATGTTGTAGTTTTCGGTGATAGCGGCATTGCTGCGCTTGATCTGATCGGAGAAATCCGCATTGATCGTATCTTTCGCGGACGGATCATTGCGAATCATCTGATCGCGCTTGCTTTCAAGCGAACGCGTATTACTGGTAGTCGATTTTTCCAGCGAGGTTTTTCCGATCAGCTCGTTTTCCTCCTTGAGCTTACGGATCTGCTCGTCGGTCGCCGCATTTTGATCCTTCAGCGCCTTGATTACATTTTTATCTGCCCGCGCATCATTGGCCTTCTTGATCGCAGCCGCGAGCGAGTTGTACTGGTCGGCATCAATCCGATTCTTTATCGTATTAAGCTGCGCCATGAGAGCCGCTTCCTGCGTGGCACGGGCAGAGGTATCAGTGGCGTCGGCCTCTGCCTGGACAACCTGCACCTTCTTCGCCAGCTCGGAATAATCTTTACGGGCAGAAAGCTTCGCGGCATTTGCATCAGCATCCATCGCCTGACTCAGCAACTCTGCCTTTTTGCCAAAATCCAGATCTTTCAGCTTGCCCGCAGTCACAAGGAATTCTGTTTCGGCCACCCGCGCATGATTGATGGTGTCGCCGTATTTATCCCACTGTGCGATCTGGGCTGTTACCTGCTGGCTTTCTTCGCCAAGCTTGTCACGCTGCTTTTCAAACGCGTTTTGCAGCTTCTGCGCGGCGCTCTCTTCTGCCTTCTGGTCAGGCGTCTGGAATTTCTTGCGGATATTCTTTTCGTAGGTCGCGTAGTCCGCATCGCTGATGGGGCTACCCGCTGCGGCCTTATCCGCCGCCATCGACTTGAGCTGGGCAAGCTCTTTTTCCAAAGCCTTGGCTTTGTTGAACTGCGTATCCATGCCATCGAAATAGCGGGAGGCATTAATCCCTTTTTGCTCGGCCTGAGCCTTGGATGCAGTAGCACTCGCGGACGATTGGGCCTCGTTGTACTTTTTGAGGAGAGCATCAACAGCCGCCTGTGCCTGATCCACATAACGCTGGAACCCAGCAAGCTTTGGCGAATCATCAGGCACCTGCAGGAATGATTTCTTGCTGGCAAGCAACTCTCGTGCAGACTGCAGATTTTTGTAGGCTTCTGCCACCTGGTCGGCATCAGTCTTTTCGCGCCCGATTGATGCGGCAAAATTCCATCCTTCAGAGAAGAAGCCCTTGAAGTTGCGCCAGCCCTGTTCAAGGAATCCAACATTTTCCTTCTGTTCTTTTACTGAACCTGTCAGCAGATCCAGGACTGTCTTGAAAGCGCCGGATTTATTGCCAGCATCTTCCATACTGGCAATCTGTTCGTATTGCGCGGTGGTGAGGAAGTGATACTGCTTGTTGAGTTCCGCAGCGTTATCGGCCACCTTTTCACGCATGCTGGCAAAGCTGCTGACCACGTCCGCGAAGGACTGCCCGGAGCGGCGGCTCATCTCGGCGGCAGATACCGTCACCTGCCGGATTTCATCCGGGGTGAAACGCCCGGTACCAATCACCGAAAGCACGTTCCCCATCGAGGCAGACTGGGTGGTGCGCGTCAGCTCGGCAACAGAGGCCGACATTGCGCGGTACGATGATTCCGTCATCTGCGCATAGCCGCCCGTCGCCTGCATGGCTTTGGCGAAGTCGCGACTTTGCGAGGCGCCTTTCTCATATGCCACAGCAACCGATCCGAGTGCCACCGCTACACCACCAACCGCCAAACCCACCGGCCCCAGCACGCCGGCAAACTTGCTCATCATCGGGCCAAATCCACCAAAGGAGTCTTTGACCTGGCCGCCCTGCTGCATCAAGATGGTAAAGGGAGAGGCGCCGCTGGATAGCGAAGCGGCCACATCGGATAGGGTGTAGTTGAGGGTGAGGAGTTCATTCTTGGTGAGCTTCGCAGAATCCGCGACTTCTTTCATTGCTGCAGCGGATTTCTTGGTGCTGGTGCCAAGGCTCTCCATCTTCTGCTTTGCAGAGCTTACTGCCGCGTCGGTCGCGTCTGTTGCAACAATGCGGATGAGGTAATCAGCCATTCGCTATCCCTTGTTCAAAACTTCCAGCGATTCAGACTCAATCAGACGTAGTGCCTGCCAGATTTCGCGGTGATTAGCCTTATCGGTTTCCAGATCCAACACCAGTTGCACTGCCGGATAATCGAGGCCGATATAAACAATACCGTCCATCCCAGCCACCACCCGCCACTGCGTTTCGCACTTTCCCCAAATCACCATACAGGCATTGACATCAGGGTAAAGCTCACAATCCCCCCGTTCGTAATCCTCTGGCGTAAAACCGAGTTCAGCGCCCTGCTCAATCTCGGCGGCGCTTGGCTGCCCCTCTCCAGCCCAATATCGCGCCGCCTGAGTCAGTTTTTTACACGGCTCTCAAACAAGCCTTTTCTGTATGCCCCAAAGAGGTCCTTTGGGAAGGGAGGGGAAGCCTCGGCAATCTGTTTGAGGGAAGCAGGTGAAAAATCGATTTCATTGCCATCAGCATCACGGCAATTCGCCCACCCCTTCACAAATTCAGGAACGACTGCCAGATAGTCCTTATCTTTCAGAGAGTCGACCCAGGCGTCGTATTCGCTATGCGTGCGATAAACATATTCGACTCGCATAGTACC